AAGTTCAGGGCTTTCATCCTGCAATTGTTCGAAGGTTTTGCCTTGGTATTTTGAGCCAGTACCATCAGATGTTACTACAATCTCGGCAGAGAGTTTTGTTACTTTTTGGACGTTATCCAATAGTGCTTTTGTTCCTTCAAAATCCTTTTCAAATTGGGATTGCCAGTTTGGACGAACGTCTGCACTGATGCGTTTTTCTTTCACCGCTTTATCAAGCTCGTCCTTGATTTTAGCCGCTTTTTCTTCTTTTTCTTTTTGCTCAACTTGAGCTTTAAGAGTATCATATTCACTTGCTTTTCTTGCGTTGTCTGCAAGCTTAGCAGATATTTGCTCATCTGTGGAATTATCCGGCAGACCAAGAGCTTTAGCCATAATTTTACTATCCATTGAATCTTCGTATTTATCTATTTGTATTGCTATTGGAGAGCCGCACGATTGAATGGCTTGTGCGGTCGCTTTGTCAATTTTCACTGAATCCTTAATCTCGGTTACAAACCCCCAGTCTTTAGCTTCCTGTGCGGTCATCCAAAAATCACCGCCATCCCATTTCGCTTTAAATTCACTCTCAGTTTTTTTGAGCTTAGCTAAATAAGCATCGTAATATGTTACAGTCATATTTTTAAGAAGCTGTAAATAATTTTCAACATCTTGCTCATTCCCGAATGCACCACCGGATGGCTTATGGATCATAAACTGGCCATTCTTCGCTAGTTTTGATGTTTTTGCATTTACAACTATATATGTTCCTGCACTAGCTACTATTGCTCCACCTTCAGCATCGTAACTCCCAAATATCTCAATCAGAATATTTACTATTTCATTTGCCTGAAAACAATCACCTCCAACAGTCATTAAATAAACAAGACAAGAGGTTACTCCTGAATCTTTTATTTCCTGACAACGATTACGAAAGTCTACAGCGTTATTTTGATTCCATTCGGCAATAGAACCAATAATATCAACCCTGCCTGTTGTTCCTTCAGAAGTAATTTTTATAGTCAAATTTTTACTCATGCTGCTTTATTAACTTGTTTCAATTTGTCATTTTCTGACGTTCAAGCATTGCAAAGTTTTACCCTTTTTTCAGGCTTCACAAATCACGTTTTCAAGTACTTATTGTTTTTCAAGTACTACATAATTATTTTAAGTTGTACTTGAAATAATTATGTACAAAAACACATCTTTTTATCGTTCAGTATTTTACTGTCAACTTTGCGTCAAACAGGACAGATATGGCAAAAACGAAGAAAACGGATGATCAAAAAACAACCAGACGCAAACAGCTTACACGTACGGAATACGATAAGTTAAAACAAACTGCGTATGAGTATGTAGTTGTAAAGGGATTAGATCAAAAAGAGGTTGCTAAGTTGATCAACGTATCCGAAGCTACTATGTCTAAATGGGCTAATGAGGGAAGTGAAGGCTCTTGGACAGAATTAAGAGAAGCACGCCAACAATGCTCATCAACAGATGCGGACAACACAAAGAAGCTATTACAACTCATGTCAAAACAACGGCTTGAACTTGAAACACTCATTCATGAAGCTGTTAAGTCAGGCAATATCGAAGATGAAGTAAGATATCGTAAGCAAGCAAGCTCACTTAGTGATGAGATGAGTAAAGTAAATAAAACACTGCTCAGCCTCGATAATAATAACTACACCTTAGGTACTTACATCGACATCTTAGATAATGTTTTTAGTGCATTGCGGCAATATAATGAGGAGTTGTGGTTTAAAACGCTTGACTTTCAATCCTTACATGTACGCAAGATTACTAACGAATTAGGCTAATGGCAACGACACAAAAAAAGACCGATAAGCAAAAGGCTGATTTGTTTCTGCAAAAGCTTGAGATGGCTCGTAGCTCAAACGAAGTCAACCCATTTGAAAGTAAAGCAGAACAAAATGCACGTATAGCTCGTGCTAAAGATGATGTGGAGTACATGGTTAAAACATATCTACCTCATTATGCAACTGCCGACTGTGCGCCTTTTCATTTACTTGCAGCCAATCAAATAGCCTATGATGAACTAATCAAAATATTCTTAGAATGGTTTCGAGGAGCTGCTAAATCAGTCTGGGCTGATGTTATCATTCCATTATGGTTATGGATGCGCGGTGAAGATGTTTTCTTTTGTTTAATGAGTGATAGCAAAGAACGTGCGGCTGAATTACTTGCTGATATTCAAGCAGAATTGGAAGCAAATCCTTTGCTTATTCATGATTTTGGTAAACAGAAGTGTGAAGGTGACTGGGAAATGGGAAACTTTAAAACCATAGATCAAAGGTTTATCGGAATGGCATTTGGGATTAAGCAAAAAACACGCGGTGTTAGAGTAAAACAACGACGTCCAAATCTATGGGTAATAGATGACTTAGAAACACCTGATACTATTAGTAATCCTAAACGGATGCGCAAACAAGCAGAACAAATTGAACGGAATATAATGCCAACTATGACAGGCAAAAAACGTCGTTTATTATATGCATGTAACAAGTTTGCTAGGGTAATGACTCAAACTATTTTACAGGAAAAACACCCAACATGGAATATTCATCAGGTAAAAGCTTACAATAAAATAACGCACGAACCAACTTGGAGGTCAATGTATAGCCCTGAATATTACATTCAGCAAGAAATTGATATGGGTATTCCTGCTGCGTATGCCGAATATCTTCATGAGACCAAACTCGAAGGTTCAATTTTTAGTGAAGATCAAATACAATGGTGTAAGATACCTGATTTGTTAGACTTTAAAATGATCGTTGTGCATTGGGATATCGCGTATACAGATAATGAGGAAAGCGATTACAATGCAGTAAGAGCATGGGGATTGCTAGGGACTAACTTCTATTTAATTGATTGTTATGTAAAGCAATCGAAAATGAAAAAAGCGGTTGAATGGCTTTGTGGATTCAAAAAACGACTACCTAAAGGAACTAATGTTGTACTACAATACGAGTCTCAGTTTTGGAATGGTGAAGTACAACGTAATATTGATGAAGTAGAAGAAGAATACGGCATTGATCTTAACTTAATGAAAATTAATACGCCTCATGTTAATAAAATGATGCGTATCGTAACAATGCAACCGTATTTTCAAAATAGTAGAATCTACTACAACGAAGAATTAAAGAGTCATAACGATACCCAAGTAAGCATTATTCAACTTTGTTCTATTGAGGAAGGTAGCACGGAACATGATGATAGTCCGGATGCTGATCAGCAAGCAATATCAAAATTAGAACTTTATTCTACCCCATCAACTAAAAGGAAAGAAGGGTTCAAATCATGGGTAACTGGTAAAATGAGATCAAACTATAATCTACCATGAAATATATCAATAAAGATGATTTAGTATCAGTCATACAAGAACGATTGCTTGATGAAAGCATAGCCTTAGTTGCGATGTCCTCCATTGACGACAATAAGATTATAAATGATATAGAGAAAAAAGTAATAGACTTAGCAATTTCTTACATAGCTAAAAAGTATGACTACGCTAAAATATTTACTGACATTCCTATACGCAATGGTGTTTTGGTTCAAATTATTGCCTGTATAGTAACATTCCGTAGTGTACGTCGCAACGCAGCACGCAAGGTTCCTGAAGATTATGTGAACTTATATTCCGATTCGATCAAACAATTAGAGAAAATACAATCGGGTGCCATATTATTAGTTGATTGTCCTCTTTTAACAAATAGTGACGGAACAACAACGTCTCCTGTTTATGGTAATAATACAAACAAAGATTTTTTCATTTAAGATATGAGAAACAACGTATTAAACAAATTAACAACAGCCTTTGAGCAGGTTATATTAAGTCGCGTAAAAAGTAAAAACTTATATGCTGAATATTATAACAGAACTGATAAAAAAGCAGACTGGACACGACAAACTACAGCATACAATAAAAAAGAGATATCAGATTGGACACGTGCGGTAATGGCTGCAACCGATCCTCTTAATCCACGTCGTGGTGAATTAATGAGGTTCTATGATTCAATGATGCTTGACTTACACTTAGGTTCTTGTGTTGATAACCGTATCCTTCCTATTCAATGTGCTCCTTTTAAATTAATAGATACCAATGGTAATGCTGACACAGAAGCACATAAATTACTTGAAAAGCCTTGGTATATTGATATTGTAAAACTTATCTGTTTACATACTTTCGAAGGAACGAAGCTTATTGAACTATTCGACCTGAATGAAAAAGGAGAATTAAAAGAAGTTACAGAAATTAAACAATCAAACTTTATTCCTCAAACGGGCATCATTATAAAAGAGGAATGGGACAATCAAGGCGTGTCATATAAAGAAGGCGTGTACAAAGACTACTACATTCAAGTAGGTAGCGATTGGAATCTTGGTTTATTCAATCAACTTGCCATGATTGTATTAGCAAAGAAACTAGGGCTTGGTTCGTGGATGTCATATATAGAAAAATTTGGTATTCCTGCCGTATTTGCTATTACCGAAAGGATGGATCTAACACGTCGCGATGAGTTAATAGAGATGTTAGCAAACTTTAAATCAAATCACTTTGGTGTACTACAGGGAACTGAAAAAATAGAAATGCCCAAAAATAGTACAACAGATGGATATCAATCATTCAAAGCATTACACGAAGTATGCGATGCAGCGTTGAGTAAACGTTTACTAGGAGCTACGGGAACTACCGATGAAAAGAGTTTTGTTGGTTCAGCTGAAGTACATGAACGTTTATTAAAGTATAGGCATCAAGTTGACAAACTAATTTTTAAGTTCTATTTCAATGAAGAAATAAAACCACGACTAGTTAAATTAAGCTCTGTTTATGCACCGCTTGATAAGTTGTATTTTGAATTCGATGAATCTGAATCACTAAGTCTTAAAGAAATACTAGAGGCTGTTGAAAAGCTATCAGATAATTATGAATTTGACGTGGACGAATTAGTTAGAATAACAGGGTTGCCACTTACTAAAATTAAGGAAACAATCAATAACACACCGTCAACTACCGACACTCAAAAAAAAAGCCTAACGCGAACGTAAATCAGCCATTACTATACGGAATAACAGCTGCTGTTGAAATAAATGCAAGAACTTGGGATGCAACAGCCGAACGTATAGCAATAAATATCTATGATGGCAAACTAACGCCAGCAGAACTAGACAATGATTTAGTTCTTAAATATTATGCTGCACTAAATAAGGCCGCACAAACGGGCTATGGTAAAGATTATTACAACGACACCATAGCCCGCAATATGCGCGACAATCTGATGAAGTTTTCAGGGGCAAAGGCTTATACTTTAATGACTCAGATTGATGCTTTAAAAGGTTCAGCAAAAGATAAAAGTGCATTTATAGAACAAACAAAAAGATTGGTGAGCATTCATAATGAAACATACATGAGTGTGGAAACTCAGTTTGCTTCAGCTAAAGGATCAGCAGCTCGCGACTGGAAACAATATGTTAAAGACATCGACATTTATCCAAATCTGAAATGTAGAACAATGGAGGATGATCATGTTCGAATAAGCCATGCCGCTCTTGATGGTTTAATAAAACCTTTAAATCAATGGACTATAATTCCTCCTTTCGAACCAGGTTGTCGTTGTAGATTAGAGCAAACATTAGAACCATCAAGTGTACATACACCAACTGTTTCTTTTGATGAAAAATACGCAAATAATCCAGGTATCTCAGGTGAAATCTACCCTGAAGAACATAATTATTTTCAAAATATTAGCTCAAAAGATAGAGTAAAAGTGTTTGAAAACACTCAGCAAATGAAACAATTCACGCCATACAACCGTGAAATAAAAACTAAAAACGGCAATACCGTTTATGTAAATGACTTTGCCGATATTTCTGATTTAGATCCTAATATAGAGGCAGCTAAAATAATAGCCAATAACCTAGAGAAAAGCGTATACATTCGTCCACATATCCTTTCCGAAGGTTATAAAAACCCTGAATTTGGTATTGGTACGACAGATAAATTAGGAGACTTAAAGACTTATGAGGCATATCGAAATGACAAAGCTATTCCATTAGCCAACTTCATTAAAAATGAAGTTTATAACTGTAATAAGCAGGGCTGTAGTTATGCTGTTTTCGACTTAACTCATGCTAGTAGCGATGATTTAGCCAATATTCTACCTGTAAAACTTCGTGGAGCTTTGTTTGATAAGCAGCAAATGAATAAGAATATTGTAAATGTTATTCTTATAAATGGTAAAAAGGTTGGGATTATTAGCCGTTCTCAGCTAAATGGAAAGAATTTTCGAACGCATTTTAAAGATTTATTCTAAAGCAAAAAGGCATCAACCGAAGTCAATGCCTTTTAGGTTACAGATTATCCATTACGAACGCTCTGTTCTACAAAAGTACATTAATAATGACACATAGCAACAACGTACCCGATTTTTTAAAGATGGCAAAGGAGTTAAAAGAAAATGCTTCACGCTATGCAGCAACTGAATCAGTTAATTTCTTTAAAGAATCATTTGTAAATGAAGGCTTCACCGACTCATCATTCACTCCATGGCAAGAAACAAATAATCCACTCGCTGGCAATAGAACACTCTTTAAAAAAGGTGATTTAATGCGAAGCATTCACAAAACAGAAGCCAATGAACAAAGAGTTGTCGTAGAGTCAGACCTTGATTATTCTGAAATTCAAAATGAAGGCGGTGAGATTGTTGTTACTGAAAAGATGAAACGTTTTTTTTGGGCGAAGTATTATGAATTTTCAGGAAAAACAAAAACAAAAAACAGCAAAGCATCTAAATCAAAAGACAGTATTAAAAATAATGCTAAAGCCAATTTCTGCAAGGCAATTGCATTAAAGAAAGTAGGTGAAAAGCTAAAGATACCAAAACATCAATACATGGGAGAAAGCTACACGCTCATCAAACAATTTGAACAATGGTATACTGGTGAAGTTGATATTGTATTTAAACAGCATTTAAACAAAAAATAATATGGAAGCATGGACTGATTT